CGTAAAACAATTCTTTTTGTGAACAGATATATGGTTTATTCAGACATCAAAATTGTAGCAGAGCGGGTTCAAACCGAGAACATTGAATTTTATCAAATTGAAAATTTCCTCACCAAATATGAATGTAACAATCTCATTGAGATTATGAAACCAAGATTGTCACCTTCAAGAATAGTTCAAAATTCGAATACGAATGAATATCCAGATACAGTTAACTCAGAGACACGAAATAGTTCAACTTGTTATTTTACAGAGCAAAATAACTTAATAGTTTCAATTGTTGAATCAAAAATGTCTTTAGCATCCGCAAATGATCCAATGAAAGGTGAGGCTCTACAAGGTCAATATTATACTGTAGGGCAAGAATTCAAGAGACATCTAGATACATTTCCCTCAGGTGATGAAAATAATGTTCATATGAGCAGAGGTGGACAAAGAACTTGGACCTTCATGGTTTATTTGAATGATGTCGAATCTGGAGGTGAAACAGTATTTGATATGATTCCTCTGTCTGTGAAGCCAAAAACAGGGAAAGCAATTTTCTGGAATAACTTGACAATTGATTCAAAAGGTGATAAGATCGTTAACAACTATGCCGCACACTGCGGCAGCCCTGTTCTCAGCGGAGAAAAATATATCCTCACTAAATGGTATCGTGAATCTTATTGTAAATAATCAAGGATTATAATGTTTTACACAAACGTTGCTCTCATAGGCAATAATATGCATATGAGGTATATTGAGAACGGTGTGAGAAAACAAGGTAAATTTCGTTTCAGTCCTGAGCTTTTCATCTCACATCCGAATGGCGATTATGTCGATCTCAAAGGTAAACCCTACAAAAGTAAAGTAGTCAAAAGTGTTTACGATGCTCGACAATATGTCAAAGATTATTCTGTTGATGGCAACACAATCTGTGGCAATCCTAAACCTGAATTTGAATTCATTGATAAGTTCTTCAAAGAAGATGTTTCATTCGATCAAGAACTCATCAACATTGTCTATCTTGACATTGAGGTTTTTACTGATGGTACCTTTCCTGATCCATCAGAATCAAAGTTTCCCATCAATGCGATTTCACTTCGAACAAGAGGTGTCACTTATGCCTTTGGTCTCACCTATGAAGGCTGCGGTGACTATGTAAATGATCGTGATGATATCATTGTTCAGCTATATGATAACGAAGAAACTCTTCTTCTAAAGTTCATTCAATTATGGACTGAGCTTGAGATTGATGTAATCTCTGGCTGGAACTCAACAACCTTTGACTTGCCTTATATCTGCGGACGAATTGAAAAGGTCTTAGGTGAAGATAGTATACGAAAACTCTCACCTTTTAACAATGTCTATGCTGGTACAAGACAGAACAGTTTCGGTCAACGTGAATTATTCTATGTAATCAAAGGTATCTCTCAGCTAGATTATCTTGCTCTCTACAAAAAGTTCACCTTTGTCAATCGTGAAAGCTACAAGCTTGATTTCATTGCTGAAGTTGAATTAGGTGACCACAAAGAAGATATCTCTGAGTTCGATAACCTGTTTGACTTGTACGAAAAAGACTTTCAACTATTCATGGACTATAACATCAAAGATACTGAACTTGTTGAACGTCTTGATGACCGACTAAAGTTTATGGATATCGCATTGACTCTTGCCTATTTCTCAAAGGTCAACTATGAAGATATCTTCAGTCCGATGAGATACTGGGAAAACATCATTCAGAACTATCTGTATAGTGAGAAGATTGTTGTACCTTACGAGAAAACTGTCAGTGAAAAAACTGCTAAGTTTGAAGGTGCTTATGTCAAGCCACCCATCACAGGTAAGCATGAGTTTATGGTATCCTTTGACTTCACTTCTCTGTATCCTTATATCATTCGCACATTCAATATCTCACCTGAGACAATTGAATATCAGAAGCCAATGACCATTGAGGATATTCTGAATCAGCAGAAAGATTTGTCAGAAGACTATCGTAAAGATGTTGCTGTTGCCGCAAATGGTGTTCGTTTCTCAAGAGACCGTACAGGCTTCATTCCGACTCTTGTCAAAAGAATGCTTGACTTGCGAGTTGATTCGAAAAAGGCAATGATTTCAACAAGACAAGAGATTGAAAGATTGAAAGAAGCAGGTGAAAAGGCTCGTATTCCTGAACTCGAAAAGAAGGCTGTTGCTCTCTATAACATGCAGCTTGTTGCGAAAGTTGCCGCAAACTCCTTCTATGGTATCTGCGGTCTGAAATACTTCCGTTTCTATGACATTCGTTTGGCAGAGGCAGTGACCTATTCAGGTCAGGCAGTCAATCGCTTTGTTGAAAACTATTTGAACAAGTATCTGAATGAAACATTCAAGACAGATAATCTTGATTATGCGGCCTACATGGATACAGACTCAATCTATTTTCGACTTGATGAGATTGTGAAGAAGGTCGTGCCGAACAAAAGTCGAGAAGAACAAAACAAGTTTGTTCAGAAAGTTGGCTACACAAAACTCTCTGAAAAGATTGACGAAGCTGTCGACAAGTTCAATAAATATCTGAACGTTCATGAAGAAGTTCTGAACATGAAGATTGAAGCAGTTGGCAGTGGTGTGTTCATCGCAAAGAAAAAGTATGTGATGTCAATTGTTCACATGGAAGGTGTTGACTATGCTACACCAAAGATCAAGATGACCGGCGTCGAAGCAGTCAAATCATCAACACCCGCACCCGCAAGAGAAGCATTGACTGATTGTGCTAAGATTGTAGTTCAAGGCACAGAAGAAGAACTCATTGATTATGTTGCTGAATTTTCAAAGAAATGGTATTCACTGTCACCTGAAGAGATTGCCTTACCGACATCAATCAAAGGTATTCGCAAGTATCATCGTGGTGAAAATCAATATAAACTCGGATGCCCGATTCATGTAAGAGCAGGCATCAATTATAATTATTGGCTGAAAAGCCACAAACTGGAGAACTATTATTCTGATATCAAAGATGGCGCAAAAGTTAAGTATGTCTTTCTAAAAGACCAAAACTACACGAAAGAGAATGTGATTGCCTTTCCAAATCGTCTACCAAAAGAACTTGAACTACATGATAAAGTTGATTTTGATGCGATGTGGGAAAGAGCATTCATCTCACCTCTCAAGATTATGTTAGAGCCAATCAATTGGCACTATGAAAGAAGAGTAAATCTTATGTCACTTTTTAGCTGAGGTTATTATGTCAAAATTTTTCAAGAATTACAGTAAGATGATGGGTAATGAACTTGCGAGTATCGTAGGTGAAAAGGGAATGATTGGTGATTGCGAAGAGTTTCTTGATACTGGTTCTTACATGCTGAATGCAATTATGTCAGCAGATATCTTCAAAGGTATTCCGAAGAACAAAACAGTGGCGATTGCGTCTGATTCAGGTATTGGCAAATCCTTCTTTTGTGTTTCGATTGCGAGAGAGTTTCAAAAGAATCATCCAGATGGCTATGTTGTCTACTATGAGACAGAAAATGCTTTCACCTCTCAAATGTTTGCTGAACGAGGCATTGATTTGAATCGTTTGCTCTATGTGCCGATTGGTGTTGTTGAGCAGTTTCGACATGAAGCAACCAAGTTTGTCAAAGAATACAATGAGTTACCTGAAGAAGAACAAGTTCCTTTCATCATGATTCTCGATTCTGTAGGTAATCTCTCAACTGAAAAAGAATATGAAGATGCCATCTCAGGTGCGAACAAAACAGATATGACAAAAGGCAGATTAGTCAAGTCAGCACTGAGAACATTGAAGATGGAATTGTCAAAAGCAAACGCACCTCTCATCATGACAAATCATGTCTACTCCGAAATCGGTAGTATGTATCCTCAAGAAGTGATGACAGGTGGTAAAGGTCCTTTATTCTTGTCTGATGTTGTTCTCTTTTTATCAAAACGAAAAGACAAAGATGGTACCGTTCAAGTCGGTAACTTCATTACAGCCAGAGCCAGAAAGTCTCGTTTCACTCGAGAAAACTCTGCTGTTGAAATCTATCTAAACTTTAAAACAGGAATCAACAAGTATCACGGTTTGGTTCCATTTGCGATCAAAGCTGGTGTGTTTCAGAAAGTAGGCGCAAGATACACTGTACCAGATGGTCGTAAGTTATATGAAAAACAAATCATGGCAGATCCTGAAGAATTCTTCACACAAGAAGTTCTTGAGAAGATCAATGCAGTTATTCATGAAGAATTTTCCTATGGTGAATTTGATCCTGAACTTGAAAAGGACATCTATGAAGAACCTTTAGATGATTTGCATGAAGATATTGAGGAGGTTTAATGTTAGTATCAACTGAAGTTTTTGATGAATTTAAAGAAGAAGAAATTGACACGAATCGAACAGACCGCATTGAATATCGTGTGGTCAAAGACAACGAAGATAAGCGTTTAGCAGTTCAAATAGGTAATGGTTATTTTCAAAATTTCTTTTTCAAAATCAATCGTTTACGCTTGACATATGAAACGGAAGAGGGTATGATCAAGAGAGTAACTGATTGGGAAGAAGTGAAAGATAAAGATATCAATCTTGACTTTGAATATGACCTTTCTTTTGTCCCCAAAGGTTATGAACAGCAAGAAGGAGACCAAGAAGAATTTGAGCAAGTGACAAGACAAATACTTATTGATGTACTAATGAATCGTCCAGAACTCTACGCAATGGAGGCTTTTAATGAACACCAAACTGATTCTCAACCAGCTAATTAAAAACAAAAGCTATGTGAACAAAACTCTTCCCTTTATCAAGAAAGAATACTTTGAAGATCCTCTTGATAAAGCAATTTTCAATTATATCAGCACCTTCATCACCGACTATAATACTCTGCCTTCTGATGATGTAATTGAATATTATGCTGGTCGTGATAACTCGCTTCGTGATGATGAACTCGAAGCGATGTCTGAATTGTGGAAAGAAATCATGGAAGTCGATACCGACAACATGACTGTTGATTGGCTCGTTGATATCACCGAAGAATGGTGTAAAGATCGAGCAATTTTCCTTGCTGTGAGTGAATCGATTTCAATCATCACAGATGAAAAAACAAAGAAAAGTAAAAATGAAATACCTGACCTACTCAAGGATGCACTCTCAGTATCCTTTGACACAAATGTAGGTCATGACTTTGTTCAAGATGCTTCTTTACGATATGATTATTATCATCGAAAAGAAGCAAAGATACCATTTGACATTGAACTACTGAATAAAATTACAAAAGGTGGCTTTACTCATGGCACATTGAATCTGTTTCTTGGTGGTACAAACTCAGGTAAGACTTTGTTTATGTGTCACTTAGCCGCATCTTATCTACAGCAAGGCTATAATGTTCTCTACATCACTCTTGAGATTGCTGAAGAATTGATTGCTCAAAGAATTGACGCTAATCTAATGAACATGAAGATGGCAGATGTTTCAGGACTTACAAAGGATTCCTTTTTATCAAAGATTGATCGTATTCGTCAAAAGACAATCGGTGAACTTAAAATCAAACAGTATCCTCCTGCTTCTGTGAACATCAATCATTTTCGTGCCTTGCTGAACGAATTGAGTTTGAAAAAGAATTTCACACCTGACGTCATCATTGTTGACTATCTAGGTATCTGTTTGTCTGCTCGAGTCAAATCTGCTGAGAATTCATATAATTACTACAAGTCAGTAGCAGAAGAAATTCGTGGTCTTGCTGTTGAGCGACAAATACCAATCATCAGCAATCATCAGTTCAATCGTTCAGGTCAATATAATACGGATGTTGACCTTGAAAACATTTCAGAATCTCATGGTATTTCAATGACAGCCGATTTCATGGCAGCAATCATTGTGACTGAAGAGTTTCTTGAGCAGAAGAAGGTAATGATCAAACAATTGAAGAGTCGCTATAATGATCCAAGTTATTATTCAAAGTTCATGATTGGTATGGATCGAGAAAAAATGCGCCTATATAATTTAGAAGAAGATGAAATTGTACAAACAGCAGCCGCAAGGAGTGAGGTTGCCTCGAAACCTGTTTCAAAAATTGATTTCTCATAGGAGAACTTATGTATTTTGTTGGACAACCAAAGTTTAATTATGACCCAAGGAATCATTGCAAACGATGCCAGAATTGGGATGACACTGAAAGTATGAATGAAGATTTGATTTCATACTGGAATGATACTGTGCCAGAGGATGCTCTTGTATTTGTCCTTGGTGAATTTCAAGATTCAAAAAATCCAAACATGCCCGGCTATACGTACAAGGATTTAGTCTCTCGTTTGAACGGAAGGCTCTGTCATGTGTATCATCGAAAAGATGCCGAGCGAGAACATTCTGAGTATACTGAGCTTTGTGTTCTTGACACTATGATTCAATATGATCGTAAAACAATTCATATAACTAACTTTTTAGAACATATAAATAGAATAGAGTCTAATCTTGTAATTACCTCTTGCGGAAGATATCTCTCAAAAGAGAATAACAAGAGTATTTATTTTAGTATGCATGGCTCAACAATTTTTCAAAATAATATCATCAATCCCGTTTATAATGTAAATCTTGATGTGTGGGATTATAAACCGGTCAGTATTTCAGAAATACTTTCCCGATACAGCCTTTATCTAAAGCACAATGAAGAGTTATAATCAATTTATACAGGGTCTTAATCTTTTTGAAAAAAAGAAAAAGCAAAAAGAAGATGATGATTTAGAAGCCTTATTTGCTCAAAGTTCAGAAGAGGATGAAGAAGATGACACAACGGAAGAAGAGGACACTGATACGTCTGATGAAAGTTCTGACGAAGAGATGGATTCAGACAAAGATTTTGAAGGCGAAGATGATGCTGAAAGCAGTGAAGATAGCGAAGAAGATTCGGGAGAAGATGAAGAAATAGGACCTGATGATGAAGAAGAGGATGATCCAAAAAAAGATGATTATGATCCTGACAATGAAAAAGATGTAACTCAATCAAAAGATGATATTGAGAAAAAGGCAATCAAAAATGTCTCAAAAGATGTTGAAGATTCAGAGGGTGATGAAGATCCTGATCCTGAAGATGTTGAGGATAAAATTGATGATGAGATTGATTATCTAGAAAATGATAAAAAACGAAGTGAGAAACTTTCTTACGAAGATAAGAAAGAAGAGGAAGAACGTCAAAACAAAGAGAAAAAGGATAAAGAAGAAAACAAAACAAAAGTTGTCATCAATCCTAATATTACAGAACATATAAATCATTGGATAAGGTAAGAAAATGCCATCATCAAACGATAGAAAAATCTCACAGTTACCACTCCTCACCGAACTCAAAGAGGATACTACTTTTCTTGTTGTGAGTGATGTAGGAACAACTCCTAAAAATGAGCGAATGTTAGCTCAAACTCTCTTTGACCAAATTCCATCCGCTCTTTCAATCGGTCAAGAACTCAACGGAAAAGATGTTACATTCAACACTACCTTAGATGCTACAAATCGTTTTTACTTTGACAGTCTCACCGGTAATCTTTCTCTTGGTAGTGATTTATTTGTAGCAAACTCTGTTCATATTGATGAAGACCTTTATTGTAGTGGAAATGTTCATTTCGATTCTTTCACACCAAATTTCGCCAACTTAGAAATCGATGGAGATTTTCTATGTGGTGGCGTGCTTGGTGTAGGTAACACACTCACAGTTCTTGGTGACACTTATCTTCAACAAGATGTTTTCATTCAAAATGATCTACATCTTTACAATCATTTATATGTAACTGAACTTGCCTCCATTGACAAAATCAAAAATAATTATTTTGAATCACTTCATGTCAATACGGCTATGCTTGAAACATCAAGTGTATTTTCAAATGCTATTCAAACGAATTCAGTTAAAACAAAAACAATTGATGTAGAAACTTCATTTACATCAAATGGTTACATAAGTATTGTAGGAAACCTAAATGCAGATATAGCAAATTTAAAGGGTTTCAATGTTGCTTATGATGCTACCATTACAGGAAGATTAAATGCTGGTGCGGCAGCAATCACAGGGACTCTGACATCAAGTGATATCAGTTCTCAAACTTTATATTCAGCATCAGTATCTACCGCTAATCTTGTATCAAATGAAGTTCATTCCCCATTTGCACAAATCACCGACCTAATAACTGCGAATGTCATCAGTTCATACACTCAATCAACTGATGTTGTAACAGACCACCTAGAAGCAAATACAGTTGAAATTGCTCATTTCAATACAGAAAATTACACAGCAAATAACTTAGCCGCAAATACAATGACAACTAAAGTGACTGCAGCTGAAATGATGCAACTAAAAATTTATACAACAAGACCAGATCCTACGAATCTACCTGATGGTACTTCAATTCTATATTACCATTCAGGTACTCAGCAATTGAGTTTTGAGGTTCTAATGCCTGACTCAGCAAATGTACGACAATGGTATCAAGTATTCCCTGGTAATCAAGTACCGGCATAAGATTTTCTTATGATTTATTATGGTTTTAATTACTGAAGAGAACTTTTACGCATTTGCGTTATATAATTTAAGATCAAAGTATTTGTCTGAAACTGAGTTTAAGTCTTTGCTTAAACATATAACTTATATTAAGAGGCTTCTAAAAAAATATAAAGATAACCCTCTTAATATAAATGTAAATTTGTTAATCAATCATTTCATTATCATATATAATGAATTTCATATTCGTTCTGCTAATGAAATATTGTTTTATCAGATACATGAATATTATTATCCTCAGCTTAAAACTATTTTGATTATTTTGAATAAACTAAAAGAAACAGATTGTTTTGAAATTAATTACAAAAGAATTGAAGTGAGTGAAATTTTAATTGATTCAACTCTAGAAAAAATTTTAAGAAAGATTATATAAATGTCCTTTTCAAAATATAGTTTCCGAAATCTTTTAGATGAATTTACAAAAGTAGAAGAAGACAGTGATGGCGCACCTTTGACTACATCAAGTGTTGGTTTACCCCAGACAGGTGATGACGCCTTTATTGGTAAAACCTATTCAAATCTTGAAGGTGCTACAAAAGGATATGCTTATGACCATTCTTCAAAGAAAAAGAAGAAATGGAAATTAGGTAAATCATTTATGGATCATATACTTAAGAGAGGTAGTATTGCTGAAGATGCTGAATCACCAATTGATTTTGCTCTTGAGATCAATGCGAAGGAATTAAGTGAACTCTTCGGAGAACCTGTATATGATTTTGGTTCAAAAAAATATACTGTAAAATATTATCGTAAAGGTGAGCAGTATGCTTTTGGTAAAATGTTCTTTGTTGGACCTGAATCATTCGCAATGAGATTTAATAAAATCAAAGGGTCAAAAAACGAGGTAGACAGTATCTCCTTCTGGAGCAATTACTCTACAGAAATTATCAACGATGACCTGAACTTCAGCACAACTCCCGACTCTGATGTCATCACAGATGGTCTCAGTCTGGACAAGTGCTTCTCTGTTGCGAAACAGATTTTCAAAAATCAAAAACCCAAACTTCTGAAAATCGAAAATATCAAAATCGAAAAGAAAGGAAAACCAGCGAACAAAGAATTTGAGAAAGAACTCAGCGCCCAAGGAAAAAATGCAATTAGTTTTGCGGAATTACTTGACTTTGCCCAAAAAAGCGGGTATAATGTAACTGAGCCCTCAGACGGTTCTCTGAACATTCATCTTGTTGTCCCGATGAAAATGGTCAAGAAAGAGCATGTGATACCACATGAAGTTGAATATCGCAAATCAATGGACAGTGATAAGTTTGTTGAAGATGGTAAACTGCGGTTGACATCTGTCAATATTCAAAACTTTGTCTCAAACACTCAATATGCGGAGGAGCTTCTTGAATTTTTCAGAAGTTTATTTAAAGACAATCTAATCAATAAATTATCCTTCGAAGCAATTGTGTTCGC